ATAGGTCAATCAGCACACGGTCTTAATCTTGCATGGTCATATATGGAACACGCATGGGGTATTAAGTGTGGTAAGATGAAAACGCCTATGGAGATATGGGATGATGAAGAACATCTTAAAAAAGGATTAAACAAAATACTATCAGGTACTTTCTTTCAAAAGAAACCTGCTCACATGATTACTGAATCAGATATGCGTTCTATGTTAAGACGATATAGTGGCACTCAAATGGTTTCTAATTTTAGACCTACAGCAGCTGCAGCTCTATATGATGTATTCGTAGATAAAGATAGTCCACTTGAAGGTACAACAGCAGGTACAGTATGGGATCCATCTATGGGTTACGGTGGTCGATTACTTGGTGCGATTGCGGCTGGGGTAAACTACATTGGTACCGACCCTTGTATTCCTACATACAAAGGTCTATCAGAGATTTGCACAACTTTTGGTAACTCACATAACAACTATCATCTTTACAGACAAGGTAGTGAAACATTTATACCAGATGACGAAAGTTTAGATTTTGTGTTTACGAGTCCACCTTACTTTGGTTGGGAAGCATATGGTGATGAACCAGAACAATCAAGTATTAAATTCGATACATCAGACGCATGGAAAGAGAAGTTTCTAAAACAGACGATTGCCAACGCATATAAGGGGCTTAAGAAGGGTAAATATCTTGCTTTGAATGTTGCGAACACAAAACAGTATAAAACCTTTGAGGAAGATACTGTATCATTAGCTGAAGATGTGGGTTTCTTTCATGCCGATACATGGTGGTTGTCTTTGAGTACTCAACAAGGGGGTTCTGCCGTATCCACACTAGACGGCAATACTACTGAAATGAAACAAAAACAACAATATATGGGTCAATATGAGAGACCTAATATAACAGGTCGTAAATTTGAACCTACTTTCATCTTTAAAAAGTAGAACAAAATAAGAACATATCTGTGCTGACAACTTGTCGCACTTTAAACCCTTGAAAAACAAGGGAAATTATTCCAAAAAAAAGTGGTAAATATGCTTGACTTTTAGTCCGTTTTCATGTAGCATAGCAGTATGTTAAAAAGATTAACAATATCAATAGTTTATTTATTCCACAAAAAAGTGGATAATATGCTTGACTTATATGCCAATCTGTAGTAGCATAGCACTATATTATGAAAAACATGAAAACAAAAAAAATTAATAACAACGCAAAATCGTATCTTGCAAAATTACTTGCTACTGAGAATATATCAGTAGAACACAAAAAAGTTAAAACTGCTTATTTTGATGTAAAATCTAGACTACTTGTTTTACCTATATGGAAAGACATGAACGAAGATATTACAGACCTATTAATTGCACATGAAGTTGGCCATGCATTATTTACCCCACAATCTGGTTGGGAAGACTCTATCATAAAAAGAAAAATACCAAAATCATTCTTAAATGTTATTGAGGATGCTCGTATTGAAAAACTAATCAAGAGAAAATATCCTGGTTTATCACAATCTTTTATCAGAGGTTATAGAGACCTTATTAATAATGACTTCTTTGGTACTAAAGATAAAGACCTTGATAATATGCTTCTTATTGATAGATTAAATATTCACTTTAAATCTTCTCATGTAGAAAGTCCTATTACATTTACCGATACTTATGAAAATGATGTAGTTTCTAGAATGGAAAAGTTAGAAACTTTTGAAGATGTAATTAATCTTGCTGACGAATTATCAAAATACTGTAAAGAAGAACAAGAACAAAAAGAACAAGAAATGGAAACTAATGGTTTTGATGACCATGATTTTGATGATTTCGAAGATGATGATTTTGACCAAGACGGTGATGATTCTGATTCCTCAGATGATGATGAAGAAGAAAAGTCTGGCTCTAAACCAGATGATACTGAGGGTGATGATGATTCAAAAGATGATGAAGAACAAAAAGATCCTATCAATAGAGACAAACCTTCTGCTGGTACACAATCAGAACAAGAACTAAAAGGTGAACCATCAAAACCTGTTGCACCACCTGAAGAAATTTCTGCTGAGACAGACCAATCTTGGGAAAACAAAAAAGAAAATTTACTAGATCCAAAATCTAAAAACAATGAGTATATCAATATTCACAGTTACAAAAATGTTAATGATTATATTGTTGACTATAAAACTGTACTATCAGATTTTGATAGAGTTTTCAGAAAACCTTACAAAGAAGAAACTAAAGATACATCAGCACAAAATGCTATATCTAAAATGATTTCTAAATACAGACAATTCAATAAAGACCAATCTAAAAAAGTTAGTTACATGGTTAAAGAGTATGAGATGAAAAAGGCTGCTGCCGCTTACTCTAGAACTAAACAAGACAAATCTGGTGTTATTGACCCACTTAAATTACATAGTTACAAATACAATGATGATATATTCAAAAGAATGGCTATCACACCTGATGGTAAAAATCATGGTATGATGATGTTTATAGATTGGTCAGGTAGTATGCAAGATAAAATGCAATCTACTATTCACCAGTTAATGAACCTAACAATGTTTTGTCAAAAAGTAAACATACCTTTTGAAGTGTATGCTTTCAGTAATGACACTTATAATAGATGGGATAGAGAGTCTAAATACACAACACCAAAAGGTAAGTCGCATCCTAAATATGAAGATGGTGATATTACAGTTGATGAAAGATTGTCTCTATTAAATTTTGTATCCTCTAGAATGAATGCCAAAGAATATGAAAAAGGTATGATTAACTTATTCTTGCTTTCTGAAAAATTTGATAACACATATTACTCTAGAAGAAGAATGTTTAATATGGATAGTGAAACATTTGCTAAGTATCAAGAACAAAATGATTATCTAAATGCTTTACCTTATGAACCTTCTGGTTATAGATTGGCTTCTACACCACTTAATGATTGTATCATGGCTGCTATGCCGATGGTTAATGCTTTCAGAAAACGATATGCTATTGATAAAATGAATACAATCTTTTTAACTGATGGCTGCTCTGATGGTAACGATAGATATGTTAATTTCAATCCTAGTGTTGATGAAAAAGAAAAAAGATTTATGAATAAACAACCAGGCGGTTATTATATCACTAATACTCATTATGAAAGTAATCTAGTATTAAGAGATACTAAAACTAAAAAAGAATATATGACAAGTTATAGAGAAATGACCGATAGTTTGTTAGACGCTTTGAGAGAACGAACTGGTACTAAAATATTAGGCTTCTATATTGCAAGTGGTAAGAAAATTGATAGATACACTTTAGAGAAATTCTTTCCTGCATATTCGTATGATAAAAAACAAAAAGTATTTGATAGAAAAAAAGTAATGGCAGAATACAGAAAAAATAAATGTTTAGTTGTTAAACATAATTCTGCTTATGATGAATTTTATCTCCTTGCTGGGGGTAATCTGCAAGTATCAGATGGTCAAATGGCGACACCATCTGAAAACGCTAAAAAGAGTGAAATAAAAAGACTATTCACATCTACTTTAAAAGAAAATAAAGATAGTAGAGTTGTCTTAAATAAATTTATTTCGCAAGTCGCTTAATTGAAAGGAAACTATATAATGGATAATACATCTAAAATATCACTAACACCAGCTCAAGAAGCATTTGTTAAAATGGCAAATGAAGAAGGGTTCACTACCGAAATTACTAGAAAGGATATTATATCCCTTCAAACTAAACACGGTATCACCAAACCTGCTTGGTTGATGAAGAACCAATCTTATAGATTGGCTAGAGGCGGTTATGCTCTACCTACGATAGGGCAAGTTGCTGAAACTACTACCGAATCGGATAGTGAGTAATCAAAAAAATCAAAATATGGGGGTTTTTTGCCCCCATATTCAAGAAATAGAACAAAACAAGAACAAAGAAAATGGAAAAAGCGCAGAAAATAAGGGGAAAAAAATGGTAAATGTGCTTGACTTTTATGCTATAATAGTGTAGCATATACTTATATTATGAAAAAACGAAAGGTGAAAATGACTACATTAAATCAAGACCAATTAAATCAAGTTGAATTGTTATATAAACATTACAAAAAAACTGATTTGACTAGGTCAGAAATAAATGATTTTGTTAAGAGTGGCAAAATCAAAAATCCAAGTTGGTTAAAACAAGACCAATATAAAGTTGCTAGGGGAGTTTATACTTTACCTGTTGACGGCAACGATATTTCTTCGCAAGTAAAAGAAGAAATACTTTCCGAATTACCTAAAACTGAAAAAGCACCTGTTACTGAAACAGTTAGTCAGGCTGCATTTATTGTTTCAAGTTTAACTGGTGATATCGTACCTACTAAAGATCCTGTATTCGTACCATGGGGTTATTTTAAAGATATCAAATCAATTGTTTCTAGTAAACAATTTTATCCTATCTTTATTACTGGCCTTTCTGGTAACGGTAAGACAATGAATGTATCTCAGGCTTGTGCTCAGGCTAAAAGAGAATGTATCAGAGTCAATATCACAATCGAAACCGATGAAGATGATTTACTCGGTGGTTATAGATTGCAAGAAGGTCAAACTGTTTGGCAGAATGGTCCTGTAATCGAGGCAATGGAGAGGGGTGCTATTCTTCTTCTTGATGAGATTGACCTTGCGTCTAATAAGATTATGTGTTTACAACCTATCTTAGAGGGTAACGGTGTCTTCCTTAAAAAGATTAACAAGTTTATTAAACCTGCACCAGGGTTTAATGTGATTGCTACTGCCAATACTAAAGGGCAAGGTTCTAATGACGGTAAGTTCATTGGTACTAATATTCTTAACGAGGCATTCCTTGAAAGATTCCCTATTACTGTTGAACAGGCATATCCTACAAATAAGATTGAGAGTAAAATCTTAACCAATGTTATGTCCGAAAAAGGTCTTACTAAAAAAGATGATGAAAAGTTTGCCAATAATTTAATTACTTGGGCAGACATTATCAGAAAGACCTTCTATGAGGGCGGCGTAGATGAAATTATATCTACTAGAAGATTGGTTCATATCGTAGAAGCCTTTACTATCTTTAAGAATAAGATGAAGGCTATTGAGATGTGTACTAATAGATTTGATGTTGATACCAAAACATCATTTATGGATTTATATACCAAAGTTGATGGCGGCGAAGATGTCACCACTTGGAATAGTCCAGTTCTAGATGATGAACAAGATTCCGATGATAGTGAGGAAGATAACCCAAGTTATTAAAAATCTATCTCATAATGTAGTCGAGTGGCACCTTCGGGTGCCACTTCCTTACAGGCTTGACAAAAAAACTAAAATAGTGTATAATATAAAAATATGAAAAAGATAAAAAACAAAAGTAAAAAATTTAAGACTAATGAACCAGAGATTCCATTTACCTTTGATTTTTATTTAATCTACTGGGAAGATATTCAGAGTGATAGTGGATGGAGACCATTGAAAGATATACAAGAGTCTAAACCTGCTATCTGTGTTTCAACTGGATGGTTAGTTAGAAAAGACGCTAAAGTTCATATTGTAATGTCAGATTACAATTATGATGACAAGGGTGAAATGGGTGAGGGTGGTAATACAACTGTTATTCCCTCAAAGAATGTAATAACAAAATATAAGATAGAAGATTTATAATGACAATAGAAGTACAAGTTAGAGGAAATAATGTTGAGAAGGCCATGAGGGTTCTAAAAAAGAAACTACTTAAAGATGGTCTGATGAGAGAATTAAAAGAACGCCAACACTATTCTAAACCTTCTGCCGTAAAAAGAGAAGCAAAGAAACAACAAATTAGGCGTTTTAAAAAAGAACAAAAACTGAAAATCTTAAAAGAAGGTTTTTAAAAGAATTACTTGATGTGAATATGTTGCCCATGTCAGATAATGTAATAAACAAATGGCAACACAGACTTGAAGGAGTTGATTTATTATGGGTAGAAAAGCCTTAACAAAAAAAGAAAAAGTACTAAACTTATTATCAGGTGGCAAAGCAGTTGCTTGGACTACATTGAGAAATAAGTTTGATTTAACATCACCGAGAGCGATGGTGGATCAATTAAGAACAGAGGGACATATGGTGTATATCAATCAAACATCAAATGGAACTTCGTATCGTCTAGGTACACCTACTAAAGCTATTATAGCTGCAGGCGTAAATAAAGTGTTAGGAAATAACACTTCTGAAATCGTTGCTGCTGGTATCAGAGCTTTATACGGTAAACAAAAATATGCTTACTCTAATCAGTAAGACTATTTTATCGTATAAATAGTAATGTGAGGCAGTTCGTAAGTCCTGACATTAGAGGTAGAGTGTCTTCCGCAAAGACACCATTTTGGGTTTTGCCGTTTTACCCGAGACAAAAAAACGGCACTTTTATTGGTTTAATATTAGGGTTAACACAGACAACCTAATATTGAACCAATAATTTTTTTATAGGGGTTGTAATTTTTAAAACAATACTTATATAAATAATTGTGATACGCTCAATTAAGAGGTATCATTTAGATTAACTTGCTTAATAAAAGGAGAAAAATATGACAAGACTATCTATATGGAACGATTTGCGTCCATTTTCAGTAGGATTTGATGACCTATTTGACCACTTTAATAATACATTAGAGTACACGGTTAAACAACCAACATCATACCCACCTTACAACATCAATAAAGTAGATGATTTAAATTATCAAATTGAAATGGCACTTGCTGGTTTCAGTAAAAAAGATATTGAGATTAAATCTGCTGATGGTCAATTGACAATTAAGTCAGTTGAGAATGATGATAAGGACGAAAAGGAAACTTTACATAGAGGTATTTCAAAAAGAAAATTTAGTAGAACATTTACTTTGGCTGAAGATATCAAAGTTAATGGTGCTGAATTGAAAGATGGAATGCTTTTAATTGAGTTAGAGAAAATCGTGCCAGAGGAAAAGAAGCCTCGAACAATTGACATCAAGTAATTGATTCAATAGATAGGGGGCGAAGCTTGACTTTGCTCCCTAATTATGTTATAAATATAATTGAACAATCGTCAATAGTGTACTCTGTTAGTAGAGGCAAAATTGACACTTACTTTTTAAAAGGAGAATAATTATGAAAAGTATAATACCATTAGAGGAAATCAATCAAGATTTTCCTGCAAAACAAACTTTCCAACTACCACTAAAATATCAAACTCTTGGAGTAGAATTTGAAAACGATCCAGTATGGATTGAATTTGATAATATTCGCTCTCTTGACGCTGATAAAAATGTTGGTAGAACAGGAGAACACGACCAATTAGAAATACAAACACTTGCTAATTCATTTAGTGCTGGTGTACAGACTTGGCAAGAATTGCCAGCTGTAATCAAAAATACTGACGGCGAGATAAGATTTACACATGACCAAGTTTTTGGTTATGGTCGTGTACAATCAATACAACTTGCTAGAGCAGAACAAAAAGGTTATTGGTTTTGGGTCTTAAAACCTTGTAGTGAAACTCAACTATCTTGGGTAAAGGTTATAGAGAATTTAGATATAACACCTGAATTTAAACAAAGAGAAAAACTTTTAGTTCAACAGATGAATAGTTTGATTCATAAAGGTCTTGTAGCAAACACAGACGAAAGTATTAGAAATCACATTCTAGAAAAAGTACCTCATATAGGTAAAAAGACATTAGGTGATGTGACCAATATTATTTTTGAGACAAACGCAACACCTTTGAAATATATAACTTGGGGCCCTGCAAAAATTAATCAATGGTTAAAACAGGACGCTGATGACAATGCTAAGTTCTTACATGGAGGTAAATTTGATACTGTAAGAGATATGTATGGCTTTGCTGCCAGAAATGTTATGGATCCAGTTATCAATTCTATAAAGAAATATCATGAAACTGGTAAAGACTCTTATGTTGTGCTTCATGTTGAGGCACCTAACAAGTCTGGTAACTTAAAGACCTTTAGAGATAATCAAATGAACCAATATAAAGAATATAGGTCAATGTTTACTAACTTAGGTATGAAACATTTTCCTCTACATATATTAGGATTTATGTATCAAGATACCAAAGATGAAGATAAAAGGCATCTGGTTGCCGCTTAATTATTTTAAGGGGACCTGCTTGACAGGTCCCTTTAATTCTGTTATAATAAACTCAATTAAACAAAAGGTGAAATTAATATTATGAAACTAAATCAAAACACACAAAACATACTTAAAAACTTTTCTGAAATCAATACTAATATATTGATTAAACCAGGAAAAGAATTAAGCACAATCTCTACTATGAGAAATATATTTGCTAAGGCAGATATTGACGAGTCGTTTGATACCGAGTTTGGTATCTATGACTTGAATGAATTTCTTGCAGTAGTATCAAGTACAAACAAACCTGAATTATCTTTACAAGATAAGTTTATGACTATCTCTGCTGAAGGCAGTAAGTCAAAAGCAAAATACTTTTATTCTGATCCGTCAGTTCTAGTATCGCCAACTAAGGAAGTTAATATGCCAGAGGCAGATGTAACTTTTAGTTTATCAGAATCACATCTTACAGAATTGAAAAAGATGGCTGCGATTTTGAAAACACCTGACCTTGCGTTAGTAGGAACAAATGGTGGTGATATTGTATTAAAAGTATGTGATAAAAAGAATGATACATCTAACAACTTTGATATCGTTGTAGGCGAAAGTGCTACAGCAGATTATACTTTCTATTTTAAAGTAGAAAATTTAAAAATGATATCTGGTGATTATGATGTTTCAGTATCTTCAAAGTCTATATCTCATTTCAAAAACAAAAAACTACCTATTGAATACTGGATTGCTCTTGAGCCAGACAGCACAATCAGTAAGTAATTTTAATTATAATATGAACGGAGTGAAATATGAATACAGACTTTTTATGGGTCGAACAATATAGACCAGGCAAGATTGATGATTGTATATTACCTACATCATTAAAAACACTATTCAAGTCCTTTATTACTAAAGGCGAATTATCTAATCTATTATTCTCAGGTACACCAGGTATCGGTAAGACCACAGTTGCAAAAGCATTATGTGAAGAATTAAACTGTGATTGGATTATGATTAATGGTTCCGAAGAAGGTGGCATTGATGTATTAAGAAATAAGATTAAAAACTTTGCTTCTACTGTATCACTATCAGGTGGTAAAAAAGTAGTAATACTTGACGAAGCAGATTATCTAAATCCACAATCTACACAACCTGCATTGAGAGGCTTCATTGAGGAGTTTCATAAGAATTGTAGATTTATTCTTACTTGTAATTTCAAGAATAGAATAATCGAACCATTACATAGTAGATTTTCTAATATAGAATTTAGAATTAATCCTAAAGATAAACCTAAATTAGCAAGTCAGTTGTTTACAAGAGCAACTTATATTCTTAAAGAACAAAATGTTGACTATGAAGATAAGGTACTTGCTGAATTAATTAAGAAACATTTCCCAGACTTTAGAAAACTGATTAATGAATTACAAAGATATTCTGTAAGTGGTACTATTGACGCTGGTATTCTTGTAAATGTATCTGATGAAAACTTAAAGACACTTGTAACACACCTTAAAGGTAAAGAGTTTAGTGATATGAGAAAATGGGTTGTCAATAATCTTGATAATGATCCAGTTAAAATCTTTAGAAAAATTTATGACAATATGTATGATAGTTTACAACCAGAAACTATACCTCATGCTGTTTTAATTATTGCTGATTATCAGTATAAGTCTGCCTTTGTAGCTGACCAAGAAATTAATCTGGTGGCGTGTCTAACTGAATTGATGTCCCAGGTTAAATTCAAATGAGTTACGAACTCAAAGAATACTTAAACGCCATAAACTTCACAAAGAAAGACTTAACAAAGTCCGAAGATGAATTATGGAAGAAAAAGTATCCTGCATTTATCGTAAACAAACTATTGTCTGCTTTTTCAGACTCCATAATGCTTGTGAATGAAATGAATAGAAACCATTTCATAGACAAGGATATGCAATTTCAATTTCTACTAAATAGTATTAGAACAAAGAAACGGTATAGTCCGTTTTTGAGGGCGAGTAAATTAAAAGAAATTGAGTGTGTAAAGGAGTATTATGGATATAGTAATGATAAAGCAAAGTCCGCTCTTGATATACTCACCAAAGATGAGATAAAGCTCATCAAGGAAAAATTATATAAAGGTGGGACAAAATGAATGAATTAGATAATAGTTGGCATCCAGAAAAAATGCTGGAAGTTCAATTGAAAGAACCAGACGATTTTTTAAAGGTTCGTGAAACACTAACTAGGATTGGTGTTGCCTCTAGAAAAGATAAAAAATTATTTCAATCGTGTCATATACTACACAAACAAGGTAGATATTTCATAGTGCATTTTAAAGAATTATTTGCATTAGATGGTAAAGAAGCAAACTTGACCGAGAACGATATTGAAAGAAGAAATACAATTGCTCAATTATTGGGTGATTGGGGATTAATTGCAATAATTAATACCACAGTTGCTGAGAAGAAAGCTCCTCTATCACAAATTAAAGTCTTAGCCTTTAAAGAAAAAGGTGAATGGGACTTACAAGCAAAATATAATATAGGTAAAAAAATAGAAGATGAAGGCACCGAAGTTTAGAGAATTTATAACTGAGGCCAATGGCAATCAGAAATATAAATTAGTTATAATTACAGATGAGCCTGAAAAGGCAAAGACCTTTCATACTGCTGATAGACTACAAGAAGAAGCAGAAAAGTTAGGATGGAAACATTATCTGTATAAACTAACTGGTGGTTATACTTCTTATGAAGATGGTATTTTTAGATTACATAACAAAGAAGATGAAAAAGGTTTTGTAGTTTCAGGTACTGATACAATTGCAATCATAAGAGGTTCAGTTGTTAGAAAAGATAGTTGGATGGATATTATATCCTCACTAGAAAAACATAGTGTTTGTGTTATCAATAGCAGACAATCAATTAACATATGTACAGACAAGTATAGAACAGCATTAAGACTTTCTGACTATGGTATTCGTCAACCTAAGACAACTTTAATAAACGATCCAGAAAAGTCAGCATTAGCATTTGATAAACTAGACACAAAAATGCCTGTGATTATGAAAACTTTAAGAGGGTCAAAAGGTGTTGGTGTATTGTTTATTGAATCAGAAAAAGCATTAGACAGTATTGTACAATTAATTTATAAACAAGATGAAGATACTGATTTACTTTTACAAGAATATATCCCAACAGATTATGATGTTAGAGTATTAGTATTAGGTGGTAAGGTACTTGCTACAATGAAGCGACCTGTAATTGAAGGAGACTTTAGAAGTAATGTATCACAAGGTTCTAAACCAGAAAAAATTAAACTAACAGAATTAGAAATAGAAGCAAGTCTATTGGCTGCAAAAGCAGTGAATGGAGTATGGACTGCTGTTGACTTTATACCAAGTAAGAATAGAGAAAAAGAAGCACCATTTGTAATTGAGGTAAACTCATCTCCTGGTACTGAAGGTATGGAAGAAGCAAGTGGTCAGAATATTAGTAAAGAGATTATACAATTCTTTGCTGATAAAAAGAATTGGGTTAAAGTACCGAGTGAGTGTGGTTATAAAGAGATTGTAACTATCAAACCTTTTGGTGAAATCATCGCTAAGTTCGATACTGGTAATTCAGGTATGTCAGTTATTCATGCTGATAAAATGCAAGTAAAAGATAAAAAAGTAACATGGTCTTTATTAGGTAAAACTATTACAAGTGATATCATTCGTAAAGAAGAAATATCAGTTGGTGGCCTAAGAAACTATGATGAAGATAGATATGTCATTAAATTAAATGTAGAATTTTTAAGTGGAATGTATGAAACAGAATTTACACTAGACGATAGAGAAGATAGAACACCAATTCTATTTGACCGAGAGTTTATGAGTAGAGTAAATGTCATGGTAAATCCAGACAGAAAATATGTCGTTACAACAAAATATAGTTTAGATTAGTGCTTTACAAACTAACTAAATTATGTTATAATATATTATTAAAAGGAGTGAACAATGGCAAAAAATCATCAAGCGGATAATCCCTTATATAAAGCATTAGCAAAAAAATACGAGGCACAGATAGCAGAAGCATATGCTACTCTAATTGTATATTTTGATAATTCAGTTGGTATCGGTGAACATCCACAACATCTTCAAGAAATGGATAAACAGTTAGACATGATGTCAACTGCTGAAGAAAAACTACAATCATTATCTAAACATTTTAACAATACACAGATATAGTGAAATTTTATACAAGTGTGCTGCCATATAAAGGTCGATTACTAG